AGTTTTGAATTGTTTGTTTATAGTTTCGGCAATGAGCCCACCGAGTTCATCGGAAAGATCACTCTTTGATTTTGCCATAACTCACCCTTATTAAAATAAATCATCAAATGTAACACCGACATCTTCAGCAGATGTAGATGGCTTCTCACTCTTTTCTTGTTTGTAATTAAGGTCCTTTGATTCTTCTTCTTGTGAAGAAGCACCCATCCAAGTTTGCAATTGAATCTTCAAATCATCATAAGATGGTTCTGGATACAATTCTGTAATTTGTGGTTGTGACTTAATCTTTTCAAGAACGTCTGCACTTTCTGTAATGGGTGTTTCTTTTGGTTTAACACGAATACTTGTTTCTGCATAAGTTTTACCAGCTTCTTCTGGTGACTTAACGGTAACAACAATGTCACGACCAGATTTTGGATCAGACAAATCACCGTAATCAGGATCAACAAAGAAAGCAAGCAGTTCTTCATAGATTTGTTTACCAAATCCCCAAAACTTCACACCTTCATTTTCTTGACCACGAACAATAACAGGAACATAGATACGCATTTTAGGTTCCAATTTTCTACCCATTACCCAATCTTCCTTGTCACCAGTTTGTTTAAGTTTTTCTGCAAACTCAACCACTGGATCAGGACGACCAAATGATGCAGGAGAAAGAATAGACCTCTTACCCAAATTGTAATGGAAATACAATTCGATAAACGGATTTTCTCTGTTGTGAATGTAGGGAACAATTCTGATTTGGGTTTCACCCGGATCGGGTTTCCAAATGTTAGATGTGCGATTGTTTGTGTTTTTTAGAGAGTTCAAACGACTCTTGATTGCATCTAGGTTAATAGCCATGATGTTTCTCCAAATGTGTAATAAATAATGTTTAATCGTTACTAAAAGAATGTTATGTCTAATAGAACAATACTAATATATGAATTTAATGTTTAATAAGCAAGCAATTTTTATTTTATTCTATAAATAAATATGGGAAATCCGAAGATTTCCCATATTATCATTTATTGTATTTCATAAGTTCCTTTAATCTACGAACAATCGTTTCTGGTATTTTTTCCACATTGAATGTGTTATCAACCCAAGCTGGTGCATCATCTGTTTGAGGCATAACATCACGCTTTGGAGCACCTGCAACTGGAGGACTTTGTTTTTTCAATGTTTCTACATTACCCCAAATATAGTCCGCAATCGCTTCTGGTGTATCGCCTTTATCATATTTCTTAAACACTTCAACAACTGGCTCTTTTATATTATCAATAACATATTTTTTCAATTCACTCTCACCAACTTGAAACAGATTTACACCACCACCGGCTGCAGTTGGAACTGTTCCAGTTTGAGCAGCAATACCAATTTGAGTGGCTTTAAGTGCTTCGAGTGGTTTTTTAATATCCGTTAAATCAACTGCCTTTATCTTTGCATCAGGATTAAGACAGAATACTTGTGACCAACGGTGGTGTCCGTCAATAACAAATTTACCACCACCACCTGTTACAATTGATTTTCCAGCAGGTGCAACTACACCACCTTTCAAACAGGCCTCTGCACTTGCAGCATCTTTTAACGGATAGCTCAATGATTTATCCATAACAACTTCATTTTGAGTTGGCTGTAAATCTGTGCAAACAGGAGAAGCGGCAGATGTTTTAACTGGAGCATCTGACGATAAAGATTTTATGGCATCAACAAATTTAGGATCCTTTATATTATCACCCAGCTCTTTTACAAATGAAACATAATCTTTTTTAAGAATTTTTTTCAATTCTTCTTGTGCATCTTCTTCATTTAGTTTTACTTTAACTTCGTTTACTAAACTTTTCAATGAATTTTTCATCAACATTCTCTCTAAATCGTATTAACAAATTCTTCTTGTATTTTAAGTTCTTCTGGCGATGCCTGACCAGTTTTACCCCAATCTGGAAGAACAGACATTATATGAAATGCCTTAGCACTTCTAACATCTTTCATCCACTTTCCTGATGTTGGATTATCTTTATTTTTTAATATGTTCACATGATTTGCACCAGGAAAAACATATAATGGCATACCACTTTCTTTTGCCAACATCACAGAATGTTTTAATGGAACTATATTATCACTACCGCCGTGAATAATTGCACCGTTACCGCTAATTTCAGAACCAGTTAAAGTTACCGTTGGCCATTGTCTATTCCATGCAGGAGCAACAAGGTAAACGGTATCTGGCTTTTTTGCACCCATTGATAATGCCTGAAGAAGTATTGCTCCACCACGTGAATAAGCAATCAATGTTTTAGGATTTTCTTCATTCAAATACAATATCGCTTTTTCAATATCTTCGGTTGTTACACTTGTTGAGTCAGAAAAAGCAGGACATCCTGTATCTTGTTCTGGACTTGTCCATTCTACATTACACGCATCAACCCGCATATCTTTTGGTTTCATCCCATATCCATGAAATGCACCCTTTTCAATTTCAATTTCTTTTAGCAAGTCAATTAACTTAATCATTTTTATCTTATATTGTTTGATAACAAATGAGTTCTTACTATTTCTTTTATCTTCTTACGAAGTTTATTTTTTAATCTTTCTTCAACCTTATCTGATTTTTTTTGTGGTTCTTCCGATTCAGGAGGAACTTCATTAGTCTGAATAGCAGTATCTACTTCTTCTTGTATTTTCAAAGAAATTTTCTCAGCAACATGATTTAATTCTGACAAAAACATTTCTATAACTTCTTCATCTTCGGCCGTCAATCTTCTTTTAATAAAACCGGATATTTTTTCTGTTAATTTTTGAATATCATTTTCATGTTTTTCTTTTTCACTTTCAGTATATGGCATACTTTTTAATGAATTAACTGCCTTATAGAGTGTAATTAAATCTGAATTGTTATGGAATCTAGACGATATTGATTGTAACGAGTCCTTACCACTTCGGTATGAATCTGAATTAAACAATTTCTTAAATAAAAATTTTATAGATGAAGGACTTTCCTTTGGAAACATATACAATATATTACCCTTCCCCTTTTCTGCCAAATTTAATGCATCAATTAATACAATATAAGTAAAAGGACTAATTGCAGATTGCGATATTGATTCATTTACGATTTTTCTTTTCATTTTTTTACTCATGGTATTAGAGTTATTTTTGAGTCTTTTTGGATCAAATAAACACTTATACTTGTTTTTTTATTAAAAAAGTGTAATTTACCAGACATTGGCTTTTTATATTCGTAGCCAATTGATTTTAGTGCATCTATTATCTCATGTTCTTTATACTTACTAGCATCTATAACATTATCCGGAAGCATTGATATATCTGTTAGTTTCTTTTTTAGTTCATCAAAAATTGTATCAAATCCACTTGCTTCATTGATAAAGTTAAACTTGCAAAAAACATTTACAAGTTTTTTTGTAATTTCATTTATCAAATTTTCTTTGTTGTGTTTATTTTTCATGTTTTATCTTTTAATTGTTCTCATAATAAATATAGAATTGAAATTAAATTACCAATTATACACTCTAACTAAAAATATCTTAACAACACGGAAACCTTCTTTATTTTTAAGAAGTGCACAATTACGGTATCTTTCCCATTCAATAGGATATTTTTTATCAAGTATACCATTATTCAAATTCATTATCAATTCATTTAGAGCATTTATTGTGTATATCGTATTTGTTTCTCGTTTTTGATGAACCATTATTGAATTTGGGAGAAATTTTTTGTAACTATCCATTATGACATTATACGAAAGTATTACATCTTCTTTTGTATCAAAAGACTTAAAATGAAATACTTTGTTGTTTAATATAGAAAAATTTTCTTTTATATTATCCAAAGTTTCTTGAACTTGGTATTTTCTTGCAAAAGTACATACAAGCTGTGTCTTCAATAATTTTCTCTCATTTTTTGTAAATTTCCGCACTTAATATAAATATGTTCCTAAATTTGTTTAATGTTACCAAAATCCTCGCCAACATAAATTTTTATTGACATATTATCTGTCTCAAATGCAGACTGCAGAGTGTCAATTAAATCCATTTCATCTGGATGAATATCAAAAACAAAAGCATCATAAAGATACATCATAAACACAGACTTCTTATTTTGTAAATGTGGTAAAATACTTTTTATCTTACGGACATTGTATTCGGTTTCCAATGATTGAAGAACATAATTGAATACTTTATTAGGTGTTGCATCTTGAATATCTCTGAAATTCTTTTCGTAAAACCAAGACTTTACCATGCCATCGGTTTCATATAAGGAATACATTTCATCTATGAGTGCCTGAACTGATCTAAAGAAAGTGTGGTTCATAAATTCAGGCGTAATTGTTCCATATATGTTTTGAAATACTTTTGATTTGAATTGGTCATAGTCCATGTCCATATCCAAATCACTCTGTATCTGCTCATACGGATGATATTCAAATTGATAATCCAATATCTTAGCAAGTAGTTTTATATGGAACGCATCATAATCAAATTGAACTATCTTACCGCCTTCAAATCTTGAACTAATTTTATCTCTACTGCCGTCTTTCTTATTCATTGCAGAGAAATTAAAACCATCCCAAGCATTACTCGGTCTACCTGTTGCAGTATACCACATATAATTTTGTTTCTTCGTTTCATCGCCAACAAGAATATCATTCTTTTCTATTTCATGGAATACATTTATGAAATCATTACAGTAATCTATACAACTCTGTTCAATTGGGTTTTCTGTATAAACTCTCATAACATATTTTGCAATCTTTCTTGCCCATTCCAATTGTTTTGAAAGTGGTATGACATGACCTAAATCTTCTATTTTGTAAAATTTATTGGCGAGCGTTTCCATACCCTTCGGATAAAATTCTTTTGGATTGATATAGTCTGATGTATAATAATGTACATATGAATTTAGATCGATACCATCATTGAAACCGTTATATGCCAATGCTTTCTTATTGAATACAAGTGTTTTTGGATGCAATTTTATTTCATTTAACTTAATGTCTGTATCTACTTCATCTGGATGTGTAAAATTTATGTATTGTTCTTCCCCATCGGTAAATAGAAAATACATACCAATAATGCCAACTGCAGACGGGTGTTTGTTTGGATTGCTTGTAATTGGAATGCAAACCGAAGGTTTTTCTTGAAATGTCATAATAAAGTTTGTATATTAACAGTTAATACATGGTCGTGGATTGAATTGACCATCATATTTACTAAATTCTCTATAATTGTGCAATAGTTCTGCTAATATACGAAATTTTTTTGAATGCCGCAAAACAATTCTTCTATTGGTATCAACTACTCCAGGAGTAACTAATATATCATTTTTATAGACATCGTATTCAGGACCGGATAGTTTCCATGGAATAGCTATTAAACCATAAAGAAATTGGTTTATTCCACCATTTTTTGTGTTGTAAGTGGATGCCTGTTCTTGATCAATCTCATATAAAACTCTATCTTTCTCGTTTCTTTTATACACAAAAAATCTTTGTATAACACCCGCTTCCAACTCTTTTGTAGTTGGCCTTCTTTTAACAACAGATGGAGACCTGTATCTATAAAACTGTGTGTTTGTTCCCAACAGTTTTCTTTTTTCTCCGTTTGAAAACACAGTAAAATGTTTTAGATCAAGATACTTGAAATAACTAGCATTACCTTCTTTATATCTAATCAATCTTTTTGATTTAACAGGATCCCAATCTCTTTCTGTATATTTTTCACCTGTGGAATACTGATGATAATAACCACTATATTCTTTCCAATCATCAAGATACATCAATTCCTGTCCTTTGGTAAATAAGTTTTTAGTAATTTGATTTTCAGAATAAAATATCTTTTTTCTTGTTGCCATTACATACTCCGTTAAAGTGTTCCACTTCCGTCCATTTTCAATCTGGCTGCAGTATGTAATGTGGTTTCCCACATACCACCAGATATTTTATGTTCAATTTTTGTAATAACAAATACTAATTTATTATCAACATAAGTTTTCGGGACAAGATTTGTTGATATTACATCACCAAACCTAAATCCACTAACGCCATCTATCGTTATAGAAAAATCAACTGGATATAATGCCATATTTAACCAATGTGCATTTCCAGGACTTGTGGACATTTTTTTTAATTTTGCCAAATTTCCTCTAAACGCCTCACACCATGCATCATTGAATCCTGTTTTTGAAAAATTTTCAACCGCCTTTACTAATTTTTGTTGAACTGCCGCTGCATCGCCTCCAGACGCTGCATCTGCCTTTACTTCTATATTTGCAGGTTTATTTGCACCACGAGCTTTAACATAAGCAGCCGCTGCCATTGGTGCAGGTGGTTTTGACGATATATTAACATTCTTTATCAGTGGTCTATAAATATCTGCAGTAAATTTTAATGGTGTAACTTTATTCGTATGAGTTGATGATAAATTTGAATCTTCTATTGAAAGAATACACACTGCCAATTTACCATCAGCGTTTCCATCAAAATTGCTCGGTGGTTCGCATAAAACTGGTGATAATTGATACATTTCTCCAGAAGCAACATTTATTCTTTTCAATAATGTTTCAAACCAATTTGTTAAGTTTTTATAGAAAACATTTGCAGAATTTTCTTGAATAAAATTTTTGAAAGTTTCTTTTATGTAGTCTGTTCCAATCAATATGCCGCCTATGTTTATGTCATTTCCATTGACAAATGCAGCATCTTTATACTGTGGTACACAGTCTCCGTATTTTCCCATAACAGCTGAATCAGGAAATACAACATCAATTGGAAATGCAGACTGTATTGGTAATTTTTGTGTTATATTACCTTCAACCGCGACTTTGAATACTTTTCCCAAACCACCGCCGCCACCTTCAAATTTTTCTATTATCTTATTTGCGAAATCAACAAGACTATAAACATTCACATACCAAAATGGTTTAACAGCAGCTGATTCAGGCGGTGGTGGTGGTGGATCTGGGTTTTCAACTTCATCCTCCTCACCATCGGATTCTTGATACGGCCATGCAATTCCAACATAGTCTAACATTTTGCTAACCGTGTTACCAGCAGCAAGATCAAATACTTCTCCTGCAGCAGCAGGAACCCAAGTTGGTATACCAGCTCCACCTGATGAATCTGGCGGTGGAGTTGGCACATCTCCATCAGTTCCTGCTGCTCCCTCTTCTTTTCCAGTTCCTAAATCTGCATCAATAATAGATGCCAAATTATTTCCTTCAACAACAACTTTTGCTGGATCTGTTACTTCACCAGCAGCACCTTCCTCTGATTTTGTTGATTGATCTCCAGAAGCACCAACTGCAATAGTTGCGGCCGATACAATAGATATTGTTGCTGATAATGATAAGTCTACATTGAATGACCAATTGAAATTACTTATTATTCCAGTAAATGCCTGTTTACAGGCAGGACCACCATAGCTCCATCCCCAAGACATTTTAACTTCTTTTCCTGGAACAAAATATGCACTATCAACCCCTTTCATAGAAAATCCACCAGCACTTATTTCCGGCCAAAATGAAAATGCAAAGTTTCCTCGTAAAAGAGATCCAATTGTTCCATCATTAGTTACATCAATAGACGTTAATAAAGGAAATCTTGGCAAATTATTTGAGTTGTATAATTTTAATGCACCACTTTTATCACTCATAACTCTGTCACCTGGAAATCCAAGAGGAATGCCCCCACCAACAACATGACCATATGCGGTTTTTCCATATGACCATTCTACTGCTTTTGTATTTTTTCCACCACGAACTCTAGTTCCTACCTGTGTTGCTCTAGCAGCCAATTCACCCTTTACACTTCCACCAACATTATGATAAAAGGGATTATCATATCCACTACTCCATTTTGGCATAAAATATTATCTCCAATTATTGTAACCATCTAATAAGGAAGCTATACCGGTATCTTCTTGATAATACGGTATTCTTATCACTAATCCAGCAGGAACATCAAGACTACCTTTACCTAAATTATTTGCCTTAGCAATAACAAACCACAATGATTCATCATTATAGTATTCTTTTGCCAATATATCCAATCTGTCACCTTCTTGTGAAAGAATTTGTGTATCTTCCGCTTTATTAAAATTTGGATAAAAAACAGTAGATAGTCTTCTGACGAATTTATTTATTCCGTCAGATTCTATCTTTCTAGCATTTTGAACAATATATGTTCCACCATATCTTTTTGACATAATTCCTCTTATGTAAATGATTTCAATATCACTTTAATAAATATCTATACTGTATTATTTACCATTTATTTCTTCTTCTTTCCTTTCTTTTTCTTTTTGGAATTAGTAGCAGGAGTTTCAATTCATGGCGTGTTACCAACTTGTGCATTAGCAGCATTCGCTTGTTCTAAAGCATCCGCTTGTGTTTGATCCATAGCAGTCCCAGCAAGCATAGAATCTAATTGATCTGATGTATTACCAGACGGATATGTTCCTGGATCTGGTACATTTATAGGTTCTTCTGGTCTTGCCAAACTAAATCCACCGGTATTTTGCTGTTGACCAGTTAAATTTGGAACCAAATTCTGTGCACTAACATCAGGATTTGTTCCTGTTGCAGCCGGAAGGTTTGCATTAGGAGTTCCTGTTTGTGGAACATTTGTTGAACCACCATTTTGTTGATTTGCGGCATCGCCTGTTCTTACTTCTTCTTTCGCAACAAAACCAACATCGCCTATTGTATCTTTTTGAGTATCTTCTCTTGCTGTTTCATCAACAACTGGAATTTGTGTTTCTGTTTCTGGCATTGGTGATGACAATTGAGTATCATCCAATTCAGGAACACTCTGTAAATCTTCTGATGCATCAAAAGCTCTGAAGTAATTTACTTTGTTTGCCGCCTTCGGTAAAAGTCCTGTTTCCAGTGTAGCATCACTATCATCATATAGTGAATACATAACACCATTATATTCTGGTCTGTAAACACCAACCGGAGTAAATCCAACAGAAACTTCTATTGTTTTTGGTAATTGTAAAACGCCAGGATTTGATAAATTCAAATTACCGGCTTTAACATTTGATTTTCTATCGCCTTCAAGGTGTGCAGTTTCCCATGTAGTTCCAACATTGTCAAAACTATATGATAATGAACTTATGAAACCTGGCATTTTTCTATACAAATGACCTATATTCAAACGAATCATAGGTCCACGAATTAGTCCACCCTTTGTATATTCGGGTGCAGTCCATGACGATAAAAAGTTCAATTTACGCCACGATGCTTTCATTTCATCGCGAGATCCAATATGAACAACAAATCCAAAATTTATATTTCTTTCATATCCATCATAAACATAGAGTGGATCTCCTCTACCCATATATTTTACAGGATTCCATTTTGGATTATGACTTTCATTTATATTATTAAAAGTTGCTCTAAATGCTATTATTTCTGCAGGACGATTTACTCCACCGGATGCAATTTTCAAACCGGTGAAATAAAATTCAATCATATCATTTGTACCTGGAATAGATTCATTATTATATTTTCCCTTTTCATATACCAAATCGGTTGTTATATTTTTTGATACTTTTCTGTAATCCAATATGTTTATCCTATCTCCTCTGAATTGACGACCTGGTTTTAATTTTGCTATTCCAGATTGTGTTTTTGAATCTTTAACATAAAGCAAATTTGTAATTGCCGGTATATTTCTTTGAGAACCTGGTTCACCATGTGCACCCAAACCGAAATACTTTTCCAAATTTCTAGAGTGAAATTTAGCAAATCTTGGATCAGATACAAAGTATTCTTTATCTGCTGTATCTGGAACAGTTGTTACTTGACCGTCTGATCCTGTAACTTGGCTTGCTGATCCACCGGCATATACATCCCATCTAAAATCATTATATTTTCTAAATCTGTTTGGAACACTTGGATCTGCTTTTTTCAAATTACTATATGTTGCAGTTAAATACTTTTTTAATGGATTTAATTCATCCGGAGATGATTGATTTATTTTTTCATTAGGAATAGTTGCAACACCTGCATTTACAAAATCTGTTCTACGAACTCTATCTACTATTGTTCTTCTTGAAGGATCGTAAGGATCCAATTGTTTAATTCTTTGTATAGACTGATTTTGTAATTTTATAGGACTTGGTAAAATAGTTGATGGCGAAGAAGATTCTTCTAACGGTCCATTTAATATCTCTGATAATTTTCTTATTGAACCAAAAACCTTTTTATCCGTTTCAATAAAATCATTTACTATTTCTTGCGAGTATGTATTACTATCCTCACCAGTAAAATCTGTATAACTATAATACTGATTTCTTCTGGCGGTTAAAGGAAATTTTGGATTTTTACCGCTTGTTATACTCCAAGGTGGTGCAGTGTATGCACTTGTTGGTGTGCTCGTTGATGGTCCACCTGTTGGTGAAGTTGCTGCTGGAGCGCCATTTGTTGGTGGTGTTCCAGTAGTTGATACAGTAGCACCTGCACCTGGAGGTGGAGTTGTTGTGCTTGGAGCAGTTGGACCATATTCTGACGGTGCAGCAGCAGTATTAACTATATCTGATTCAGGAAGAAGTGGACTTGTGCTATAATAAACTAAATGTGGATGTCTTGATTTTCTTATTGTAGTTCCACCAATTCCTAATGGAGCATTGGGTCCTCCAAAATTACTAGATATTCTGCCTATGTTTGGTTCTAATGAATTATCCCGTGATACATTTGTCACCGGTTGAAAGGAATTTGGTAATAATTCTTTCATCAAACCGATCAATCTGTTGTAGTCTGTTTGATCACCGTCACCGTCTGGTGTTTCTAATGATTTCCAAATATCAGATGTTGGATCCGGCCAAGACTTATATTCACGAATTTTTGTTGTATCTTCATATTTGTTTAATTGAGCAGAATCAATTGCACCCAAAATACTATGTCTTGGTATTCTCAAACCAATTGGTGATCCACCAACATTTGCAATCAAAGCAAGTGGATTGTATATTTGTGTTGGAGACATACCTAATGTTGTAATTGATGAAAGTGTGTCTATAATGCCTTGAGAAGGTCTAGTATCTACGCTTGGATTCATCAATTGTAAACCGACTTGTTTTGCAAGAAATAACAATCCTTTTGCAGATAATAAAAACTTACCTATACGGAAAACATCCTGAACTATTCTTTCCGCAGCAGTAACCGCACCACCCCTAACGAGACCTTCATCAAATCCTATTCCAAATCCCCATCGTTGTCCTATATCTCTTAAAACATATGGTTGATCAAAACCAAAATCTTTATTGTATGAATCATCCCTTAAATTAAATTTAGTATATTGAACATCAAGTGGTGTTGGTGATTTTTTTGTAATTGCCCATTTTGCCAAATAACCTTTACTTTCCGTAACATCTTTCATTGTTTTTGCATACGGGTTGCCATAATAACTCGGTTCAGCATTAACTTTTGAGTCAGGAACTTGATTTGTTAGTGATGCTAGAACACCAGCGGATGACCATGACTTTTTAGCAAAAGTTACAGGTGCATATTTTTCTCTATCGGATATTGATATTCCACCGGCTGATCTTTTAATTTCTAATCCTGTTCTAGATCCTGGATCAGAATTGTAAACTAATTCTGGTTTTATTATTGGATAAAGCGTCTCTGCAAAAGAGTTCATCTTAACCATAAATCCACTTTTTTCAAATGGAGTAAAACCAAAGAAATTAGTTGTAGGTTTATCATTTACAGGTGATTTATTAGGACCACTTTCCGTTGATAATGATGAATAACCCGAAGAAAGTTGTGTATTTGCCTTATTATCAAAAAATGTTACAAACCCTGCATCCGCAGTTGTGTTACGACCTACACCATTTGGATTTGGTATACTATTTCTTACAATTGGTCCTATTCCAAAATACTTAACATTTGGTGCCTCAGACCTAGCACCTTTCCAATTATAGTTTCCAAAATCTGGAGTATAAAATGTTTGATATAAAGCACTTAATGTTTTGAAACCCTGACCAGCTTCATCTGTAATATAATCAACATTTGGTGCTTCAGATCTACCACCTTTCCAAGTAAACAAACTACTTTCGGAATTATATTTACTTTCAAGTAATGGTGGAAACAGTCCAAATCCAGGTGCATTTTGATTTACAAAATAATCAACTGCAGGAGCATTGCTTCTTGCTCCCTTAAATGTAAATTGTGATATGTCTTGGGTATATTCGGATGCAAGTGGTGCAGCAAAAGTTGTAAAACCACCACCTTGATCATTAACCAAAAAATTTACTGCGGGAGCAGCATCTCTACCACCTTTCCACGTAAATTCACTAATATCTTCGGTGTATTCACTTTCAAGTTTTGGGGCTTTTAATGTAAAACCTTTGTTGTAACTATCGGGAAAATAGTTCACCGGAATAGGTTGGCTACCCTTAAAAGTAAATTTTGAAATATCTTTTTTATATTCGGACTCTAATGCCTTTGGGAATTTTGTAAAACCAGGTGCACTTTCATTTCCAAAAAAATCAACAGTCTTTGCGGCATCTCTGCCTCCATTCCAATCGAACTCTGATGAATCTTTTACATATTTTGTTTGTAATTTTTCAGCTTTTCTATGAAATCCAGCAGTTGTAAATTTTCCAGCTTTATCAAAATAATTTACTTCCGGTGCAGAACCAGGACCGCCATCCCAATCAAATTCAGAAGATTCTTTTATGTATTTTGTATCAAGTTTTTCAGCTAAACGATGGAATCCTTTTGTGGTAAATTTACCACCTATATCGAAATAGTTTACTTCTGGTGCAGAACTACGACCACCATCCCAATCAAATTCAGAAGATTCTTTTATGTATTTTGTATCAAACTTTTGAGCTAATCTATGGAATCCAATAGTCGTAAATTTACCAGGCAAATCAAAATAATTAACTTCTGGAGATTGACTTCTTCCACCATCCCAATCAAATTCAGAAGATTCTTTTATGTATTTTGTATCAAACTTTTGTGCAAAAGTATGAAAACCTACGGTGGAATGTCTACTATTTAGGTCAAAATAGTTTACAGCAGGAGCATCTAATCTAAATCCATCCCAATCAAATTCAGAAGATTCTTTTATGTATTTTGTATCAAACTTTTGTGCAAAAGTATGAAAACCAACTGTTGTATTTTTTCCAGTTAAATCAAAATAATTTATTGCAGGAGCATCTGATCTAAATCCATCCCAATTAAATTGAGAAGAATCCTTTATGTATTTTGATATTTGAAATTGAGTAAATGTATTAAAACCTTCTGTTGTGTGTTGTTTCAATAAATCTAAATAATTTACAGCAGGTGCCTGACTTCTATCACCATTCCAATCATATATTGAAGACTCTGGAATATATTTGGTTATACCTAATTGAGAAAATTTGTGAAAACCCTCTGTTGTATTTTTTACAGTCAAATCAAAATAATTTACAGTTGGTGCATTATCTCTAGTTCCATCCCAATCATATATTGAAGAATCTGGAATATATTTTGTTTCCAATGATTGTGCAAGTATATGAAAACCCACATTTGTATTTTTTGTAGTTAAATCAAAATAGTTTACGGCAGGTGCAGTAGTTCTGTCTCCATCCCAATCATAGATAGAAGTTTCTGGAATATATTTTGAATCATACAATTGAGCAAATGTTTGAAAACCAGCATTTGTATTTTGTGATGTCAAATCAAAATAATTTATTGCAGGTGCTGATCCTCTATCCCCATCCCAATCATGTATAGAAGTTTCTGGAATATATTTTGAATCATACAATTGAGCAAATGTATGAAATCCAGTATTAGTATTTTGCCCCTCTCTATCAAAATAGTTTACAGCAGGTGCACTTGTGACTACCCCTTTCCAAGTAAAATCTGATGAATCTGCAATATATTTTGAATCATACAATTGAGCAAGTCTACCGAATCCAAGTGTTGTATATTTGTTTGTAATATCAAAATAATTTACTTCTGGAGAACTTGCACCATTTCCATCCCAATCGTGAACCGAAGATTCCATGATATATTTTGTATCATACAATTGTGGAAATCTATTAAATCCAGATGTTGTATTTAATTTTTTTATATCAAAGAAATCTACTTCAGGAGCACTATCAGATTTTCCAGTCCAAGCAAATATAGAACTATCTGGTTTATATTCTGTCTCATACTGTAATGCAAAAGTTGTAAAACCACTAGTTGTAAACTTTGAATTTTGATCAAAGAAATCTGTTTGTGGTATATTTGCAAAACTAAACTTTGAAGAATTTGGAATATACTCTGAAACATTTGGTTGAGCAAATGTTGTAAATCCAGTTGCATTATCATCTACCATAAAACTAACTGCTGGAGCAGCAGCAGTTTTACCATTCCACCCATATATTGAAGATCCAATTATTTTACTATCACCTATTTGTTGTCTTGCTGTAAAACCAACTACATTATTATTCTGAAAGAAATTTACTTCTTGTGTTCCAATTACAGAAAATTTTGATACTGATGGATCTTCATTTCTTCCAGATGGATTTGTCTTTTGAATAGAATCTATATTGTAAATGGTATTATCTTCAAGTTGTATTGATTGTAAATCATATTTTATAGTATCAACAATTTGTGATGGAGACATTTCCATCAATCTTGATATTGGAACATATCTCAACGGTTCATCATCAAAATTAAGAGATGTTGTATCTTCCAATAATTTTGAAGACAAATCAACTTTCAATATCTTTGTATCTGGAATAGTAACAAAACCATCAACTGGCAATTCCGTGAGTATTTCAACAGTTTGATCAGTTCTATCTATTGATAAAGGATTTCTTTCTAATGCTATGTTTGGATTGATAACATTATTTATCGGTGAAAACAAATCAGAATTTATTACAACAGATTGTGCAGATAAGTCTGCAAATAAAGGTTTTCGTATTATTAAAACATTTGGATTTTCTATATTATCCGATGCATCATCTGGATTTATCAATAACTCCGGACTTTGTTCAGACCTATCCAATGATAAAGGTTTCCTTTGAATTTGTATATTTGGATTTTCTATATTATCCGAAGCATCATTAGGATTTTTTGTTAATTCGGGTGATGATAATTCCAATCCTGATGTTAATTGTGAATCTTCTGGATTGACATTAGAATCATTATTATTTGTTCCATGTTGTTGTTTTTCTATTTTAATTTCAGATTTATTCAACATACTGACGAATTGTTCCTGGCGAATTTCACCAAACTTTGATGCAATTTGTTCAATGGATATTCTACTAAAATTTAAGTCTGTGAATGTCTTGTTTATGCTAGAATACTTTGATACAGAATTTACTAAACCGTTTTCTATAACATTTTTAATAATATCATCAAACTTTGAGGTTTCCAAATAATTCTCAATAGGTTGTGTTTTGAAAGTGCGAATATCATCTAACTTTGTTGTTTCTAACCTATTTTCAATTGGGGATGTATTAAATGCCTTTGTATCATCCAATTTTGTTGAACTTAACCTATTTTCAATTGGAGATGTATTAAATGCCTTTGTATCATCAAGTTTAGTAGAACTTAATCTACTTTCTAATGATTTTGTTTTGAAAGGTTTTATATCATCAAATTTTGTTTTACTAAGCAATGATGATACACTTTGGGTTTTAGGTGCAGAAATATCAGGTGACATTTCAGCCAATTTATCAGTTATTGGTTGTAATGTTGCAAAATTTTTGCCGTCTTTCGCTTTTGATGCCTCAGGAGTTATTTTATCTTCGCGTGAAACTTCGGAACGAAATTTGGATAAATCTGATCTTAAATCTACCAATGGCATTACTTTTCCTATTTGTTTACTATAAATATAAAAATTGATAGATTGTTATACTCTACGACCATAAGTATTATCTATTGCTACATTGTAAGTTTTTCTTACATCTATTTTACTTTGAATTTCCTCAACAGTCTTATCACCAATTTTTATTATAGTTGGTTGCGAAGTTATTGAAGACATTATTCCGATTAACTTTTCAAGTTTTTCAACAACAGGATCTTGACCACCCTTTCCTTCTTTACCAGCAGTAGCAGCTGAATTTGCCATTGGCGAGGATGACATTCCAGTTGCAGGTGATGCAGCACTTTGTGGAATCGATGTTGCCTGTACAGCAGCAGGTGTTGATTTTTCTCCACCACCGCCACCAAACAGAGATGATATACCAGAAACAACACCACCTATTCCTGGCAATGATGTTGCCATTGAAGATATACTACCAACAATTGAACTTATGGTTTCTCCAACTTTTTGTATAGGTTCAAGTAATGCACCTATCTTCGCATCAATTGATTGTAAAACTGCAAGTTGTGAGTCTGTGCCACCAGCGGCAGTGGTTGCACCACCCATCGAGTCCATTGCTGAACCAATCTGTTTAGTTGCACTTGCACTAGCAACTACTGAACCCTGTGGTAGAGATACAACTTCTGGTCCTTTTTCACCAACAAGTGTAGCACCACCCTTTGTTATTGTACCACCCGTTGCCGCCGCACCAATTTTCTTTTCACCTTCTGCACCCTTAGCGGCTTCATCTCCTCCGCCCGCAAATGGATTTAGTGAATCTGGAAGAAAATCCAACATTCCTTTTGCCGCATCTTTTATCGTATCACCCAAACCGGAAAACATACCTGTAAATTTGTCAAACAGGTCTTGAACTAAATTAAATGGTGCCATTATGAAATCAAGAATTGCCTTACCTATTGTTTCTATTCCACCTTTGAAATCACCGGTAAACATTTTTATTATACCGTCTATCAAACCTTTTGCTAAATCAAATGGTCTCATTATGAACTTCAAAATGGAACCACCTATGTCCATTATGAAACCACCAATTTTTTTGAAAACATCTGTAATGTTATTGAAAAATCCATCAACTTGTTCAGTTAATTTTGTTCCAAAAACCGCATCAATTACAGTTGCAATACTGCCCCAAATTAGTTTAGGTATTCCTAAAAATATGTTAATAACATTATCTATTATGGAATCTCCAATTTGCTTTAAGCCACCTTCAAAATCACCTGTGAACATTTTTATTATTCCACCAAATAAATCTTTCAAAATGTTAAATGGTGCCATAATAAAATCAATTATTTTACCACCCACCCCAAAAATAATATTACCAACTGTTTCTTTTATCCACTTAAATACTTCATCAAGTCCTGCAGTCAAATTTGTTCCGAATAATGCATCAATTACACCAGTAACCATTCCTAAAATTTTCTTCGGAACACCAAGAAAATATTCAACCAATAAATTACCTGCGGATTGAGCTGCACCTTTGAAATCACCTGTAAATAATTTTACTACAAAACCAATACCTTCTGTTATTAGTGTTATTGGTTTTAATATGAATGATAATAGATATTTACCGATTGCATTGATTGCAGGTTGTAGTCTTTCAAACAATGCCTTAACACCATCCATAATTCCACCGAACTTACTACCAGTTTCAGTTGCACTCTGTAATGGAGTAAATGCCTTTGATATAGTTTCACTTATACCCTTAAAAACATCCCAAATAGGACTTATCACTGCCTTCCAAAATAGTTTAGCAGGAGTTATTAAGCTAGTTATTAAACCCTTACCTATTTCTATAACTGTTCCTTGAATAAAGTCCATAACTTTACCGATACCATCGAATATGGCAGACAATCCTGCACCTGACTTTTCACCTGTGTCCATTACTGAAAATACTTCTTGGATTGCATCTATTATAGGTTGTATCAAAGCAAAAACAAGTTTTAATGGAAACATAAATGACTTGAATATCAATTTACCAATACCAATCAATATAGTAAATACGGGTTTAATTGCACTCATAATACCATCAAATGTATCAATTAAACTAGATCCACCACTTTCGGCATCAAACATTGCATGAACCATATCAACAAGCGGTGTTATCAATTTTTCAGCAGATTGCTGGATTTTTTTCATTACATCGCCGAGTTTTTCTGCAAAAGTTGCAGAATCTTTTTCAGCAGCCAGTGCTAATAATTTATCAGCAGCACCTTTTTTTCCAAGAGCTAATTGTGCCTCAGCTTCTTTTCTCAATCCTTCTGCATTTTGTAGATGTTTTTGTTCAAGCATTTCAGAAGAAAGCCCAACATCTTTCAACTCTTGTGCCTTAGTAAGCATAGTAGTCATTTCTTCAACAGACATACCCATGGCCTCTGCCATTGACTTTTGTTGAATACGATTCATTTCAGTAAATTCTTGTAATGATCCAGCTTCTTCCAACAACGTATCTTGCAGTTTACCGATTTCACCACTTAATGCATATTCTCTAGCTTTATCCAAATTCAAATTTTTACCGGTTAATACTCTGGCTTCCATTTCTTTAGCAAGTGATGTTTCTATATCTAATAAACCATCACCAATTTCTTGAACTTTTTTCAAATCTGTTCCAAGTAATTTTGCCTTTTGAGCGGCTTTAACCAATGCATCGGATCCACCCTTAAATGCAACAGCAACTTCTTTTGGAACGGAAGCAAGTGCTTTCATTGCAGCTCTATCGGTCATAAGACCTTTGCCCATTTTAACAGTTGAATTTGTTAAATCACCAATAGATTTTCCAGTAATTGCAGACAATGTTTTTATATTATCAACCTCTTCTGCACTCATACCAAATTTTTCTGTTAATACTGCCGTATCTTGAACAAGTTGTTTCATTTTTTGACTAGCTGCACCAGTTCCTTTTGCAATAGAAGCAACATCTAATCCACCCATTGATTCACTAACAGTAGCCATTGATTTAGCAAGTTCGCCTGCATTTAATCCTGTTAGTTTCATTTCACCAGACATCTTTTTTGCAAGCTCATAGGTTTCTCTTGCTTCTTTTTTATTTCCGCCCATGGACTTTTGGACTTCTGAAACCTCTTTATCTACACCGGCAAATGCAGCAATTATCAACCCAACGGCAGCAAGAATACCAAATATAACAGCTTGAGGACCCGCCAATAGTGCCATGCCAAATTGTTTAGCAGCAAGACCTAATGCCTTAAACCCAGCAAGTCCGCCCGCTTGAAATCCAGTCATTACATTAGTAAGAGCTCCACCTAAATTTTTTGTTATATTTTCTTTGAATTTATCAAAACCTAGAGTTTTTATTAATGCACCGCCACCTGGTATTTTTTTAACAGAACCTTCAACCCCATCAAATACTTTATTGAAACCAGTTGAATCAACAAGTTCTTTCATTTCTTGTGTTTTTTTTATTATTTCTTGTTGTTTTGTGGCTTCTTTCTCATTGAGTGCATTGGATTCTTGTTTAGCAGAAATAATTGCATCCAATCCTTCTTTTTGTTTTTGATAAAATTTAACAGCTTCCATATCCCTTTTTGCTGTTGCATCCATTATGTCCATTTCAATGTTACGGATACCGATTTCTTCTCGTTTTGTATCTAACTGTTTATATGAACCCTTTACAGCTGCTTGAGTAGCGTCTGCCATGTCTTCTTGGACTTCGGACAACAAAACACTTGTCTGATAATCCAATTTTATGAATTTGAGGTTTTCTAATCTTTGTGATGCATTTTGTGTAGCGGCTTGTGCTAAAGCATCTTGACGTGATTGTAGTGTGTTGTTTATGTATTCTTCTAGTTTTATTTGTGCAGAAGAATTTTTAAGTAATTCTTTCCCCTTTGATTCAACAGACTCTTTATTTTTTTGTATTTCTACTTCATATCTATTTAATTCTTTTTCAATGTTTAGAATTTCACTTTGTTGTATTTTTATTTTTTCGGCTTCTTTTTCAAGTTGTTTATTTGATTTGAGCATTTCTTGCGTTCTATCAAGTGAATCTTCTTGCAAATCAAGAATAGATTGACTTATTTCTTCTCTCTTTTCATCAGACTCTAAAACTTTTCCGTTAATATCTACTATTTCTTTTGTTATACCCCTTTTTTGTTTTTCTAAATCTAATAGCTGAAATTGAATTTGTGAAGCTTCTTTCAAATTAACAACATCTTCCGATGAAAGTATTTTTAATCTTTCTCGTAACGCGATGAGTTCTTTTGTAATTTCCGCCTCAATTTTTCGCAAATTGCTAATTTCTTCGGCGGTTTTTTTGTCTACTTTATCTGCCATTTATTCAAAGAAAAATTAAAAAAAATAGTTCGTATACATAAATATACGAACTATGATTATTTCGGACTAAATACCGGTCTATTGACTTTATTTGTAGATGGGTTTGTTTCTTTCATTTTATTATTTTGTTCTTCAACAAATTTTGTTATTTGTTGAATATAAAATCTACGAAGATGAATAGGCATTTCATATACCTCATTCCAAGTAAACCCACCTTGACCGTGATAGCAAAGACTAAAAATTTCTTGATGTAAACCTAGTTTATACTCAATTCCCAGGCCAAAAAAATGAAACTCCCATTGGGATGTCTAACTCCTTTACCTCACCAGTTACATCTGAAATAAATGTATATGTCAAATCAAGGTCAGGTGATATTGATTTGATATATTGTCTTAATGCCCTCGAATCTGCCGCAAAAAGCTCGTTATCAACAAAATTATTTATATTTGCTCTTCCAGAATCACCATCAACTGCAATAATGAGATGTTTGAGTCTTGTTGTTAATTCTTTATCAATTCCAGTTCTAGCAAAACTTTTATTCATCGATTTAATTTCAGATTGAATTTCTTTTTCTAACCTATGAGTCATAAGACGGAATGTTACAACTCTTTTTGAATTTGGAAGTTCATAGTCAAATTCATTTTTTCGAGACTGAAATAAGCTATAATCGACCTCCTTGTGCTCGATTTCAGTTAAATCTATTGTTACTTTTTGTTTTGTTCCAGTAGAAAATGGATCTTCAACTTCAACTACATAATCTTTACCATAACCTAAAATCCTCGCAGCAACCATAATTGCATTTTTATCACCAACATATAAATCATTATAGTCTATTGATGTAACAATCAAAGACTCAAACAACTTATCCAACACCACACCTTGTTTAATCAAGTTTTGTGATGTTAATATATCTTCTTCACGAGCAGTCATATATTTCATTTCAATCACACCATTAGATAATGGATTCCCTTCGTGATACAATAAACCTCTTGAAGGCAAAGGTATAATTTCTGTTGGAAATTTTGATTTCTTTACTTCGGTTTGTTTGTGTTCTGAAAGAAGTTGTGCTTTAATATCTGCATCTGAAACTGTTTCTTCTGTGGGTAAATCATACCCAGTTGGAATTTTTGTCATAACTAATCCTATAACATTGTTTGTAATAAAACATTCTAATTTACTAATATAAATATGGGTATACCGAAAAAATCAGCATACCCGTATTTTTTATTTCATCATTAATATAATAATACAAATTGTATTAGTATTGAAGGATAGCATAATCGTATGCAAGTGTGAGAGAAATCTCAACAAATGCATCAGAAGACCAATCCATATCACCGAATGTAGTTGCAGTAATGAAAGCACCTTTGAGTGTCCATTCTTCAACCTTATCACCAACAGGTCCAAGAACATGAAATGTTATGTCTTTCTTGTAAAAGTCAGAATAACCATCACGACCTGTTACTGATTCATGTGATAAACGAACCCACTCCATAACTGCCTGTGCCGCTGATGGAACAATTGGATCATAGAGTTTAATAGAAACATCTTGCCATTCACCCTTACCTTTAACTTTTCTTTTAATGTTAATGTGATCCAATGTTATGGGATTAAAACTGATATTTGGGCGACCAGCACCTTTTATCAAATAAGCCGGAACTCCCTCAATATACATAATAAAACGATTTTGTAATTTCGGCTCAAACGGAGTAAAAAACACTTCCGTGGGATCAAGTAATTCAGCCATTTATATCTCCAAATTAAAATTATTCTTTTAGATAAATATACACATTTCAAAAAATGTTGGGAAGAGTATTTCATCTCCCCATTTAATTCAATTAAGCACCTGGAAATGCCGCACCTGTTGATTGAATGTTGAAATCAAGAATGATAAATTCAGCAGTCTTTGCAGGTTGTAGATATAATTGTCCATAAAGAATGTTACGGTCAATAATATCCGGCGTATTGTTACTTTCATCCATGATAACACGGAAGGCATATAGACCTTGGCGTTGTTGGATTGATTCAAGATATGGGTTCACAATGTTCAAGAAACGAGTTCTTGTTTGTGATGTGTTTTGTTCAAACACAAGGTATCTTGTAGAAGAAGCAATAAACTTTTTAGAAGCAATCAAGAGTCTGCGAACATTGATACGGTCAAGTGCAGATGGGCGACCTTGAAGTGTTTTTTGTCCCCATACACAAACGCCTGTTGCAGGAAATACTGCAATAGGATTTATTCTTGCCTCGTATAATGTATCTCTTTCAGCTTGTGTTAATCTGGTTTTAACTTCAACAACTTCTGTCAAACCACCGCGATTAAGACCAGCAGGCGCAAACCATTCAGCGGCAACACGGTCATTGAATGCAATAACGCCAGGAAGAACAACAGAAGGTGGAACCCAAATAGGTTTGTTTTTATCGAAGTCAATAATTTTAACCCAAGGATAATATGTAGCAGCATAATTTGTGTCAAGACCTTCTGAATTGGATGTTGCACTTGCAATATTATCATTTATTCCAATTGAATCCATTACATAGAAAGCATCACCACGATTTTCACACATATCAATACCATATGTTGTTATTGCAGAATGCAATGAGTGTAATACACCTGGCATAGCAATCAAGTTAATATCAAATTCGTCTGCATTAGAAACGGCATCAATTGCCTTTTTGTAAGCAACATATCCGTCAGCAGATGAATTTGAAATGTCAAATCCTTGTGTGTTTCCAGCTTCAATATATGTTCCTGTTTTCTTTTGTATATTTGGCTTATTACCGTCAAATCCACCTTGGAATGGCAACATAAATTTACGAGAATCAAGAGCAGTATTTGTAGTTAAATCAATTGATGAACTATAAGCAGTTGCACTTGATGGGAAACTTGCACCCGCATTTTGTTCATAATCGCCAAGGTAGAAGTCTTCATTAGATCCTGTTGTTTGATTATCAGAAATAGGCAATGGTCTTAAATAGTTAAAGTTATCTGTATTTGAGAAATCATAATCGAATCCCCAGTAAACTCTTCTATTGTAAGCACCGCCAATTGTTTGGTCTGTTACATAAGATGCAGAAGGTGGTTGTGTAAATGCACTTGGTATTGGTGATATGAGAGCACGGAAACCAAATGGAACTAGGTTAGGTGAAACGCCACCATTAGTTACTGCATCTGTTGTTTCAACACGAATATATTTTGATTTATTAGAATAGTCACCATTAACAACAACTTTACCTTCATCTGTGATTGTTATGTATCTATCACCGATAACTCTAGCAATATATTTTGGTGAATTTGAATCAAGATTACACTTAAATGTTTCAATAACAGAAGGACGAATATCCTCGTCTTCGTAATTGAATGGAGTTTGTGGTAATTTAGATTGATCAACATATCTAACAACAACATCAAAATCACCATATTCAGAACCAGCAATCGAACCAGCAGGACGAATGTTTGCAATACCAACCTTTATTTCATAGTTTGAATGAACACCATGAGAAAGAGTGTGGAATCGGAACAAGTCTGATGCACTTGCACCAACTTTTTGTGATGTCACCCAAGGTGTAGATGCTTCTAAATAATCTTGCAAAAAGTCCCAAGGTGCACCACTTGATCCAGTTTCAATCAATACAGTTGTTAGGGGATCAGCAGCAATAGATGCAGATGCCTGTTGTCTAAAATTAACATAATTGTAAACTGCATGTGTTCCATACGGGTTATACCCATATAAATCGCCGATATATGAAGTATTTTCAGGATTGATAGATGAACTAAAAGGCACACCATCTTCATTTGTTGCATTTGTAAAGAATGAAACATCTGTTGTAAAGTCACCAGCAACAGTTATTACAAAACTACCACTTGCATTTGCAGTGATAGTGGAATCAGCAAACAATGATGTTGAGTCACCACTTGTAACAACAAATGTAGGATGTAAGAAAGAAATCAATTTCTTACCCCATGATCCAGTTGCAACAAGTGCAATTGGATGTTTCAATGAATAACCGCCTGTGCCCATAACTCTAACTATGGTTGCACTACCTGCATTATTCAAATAGTTTTTTGCTGTGTATGGAAGATATGATTGCTCAAATGTTCCACCAAATTTTGTTAAAAATTCTCCATATCCTTGAACTACGGTAGGGACAAATGCAGGTCCCTTGAGCGTTGGTCCTATAAGAGCAGCACCAATTTGACCAATCCCCTGTTGAAGGAATGATAGATCATTTTCATTAGTAAACACTCCAGGACTTACAATTCTTTCATTAGCCACTTATTATCTCCAAAAAAATTATAGAATTAAGTCTTCATATAAATATGAAGTAAAAAATCCAAACTACGAACCAGACGGAATAAATTTACCGGAGTCTATATCTAAAATACCATCACCATATTTTTCATTTAAAGATTTAACAAGAGTTTGTTCTTCGTCTTGTAATGTAGTATATTCCGTGAATAATTTTTCACGTAATTCTTTCATTTGATCCAATCTCTTTGTCAATAAATGTAACTCTATTTCAACTTGACCAATTTGTGCAGTTGTTCGAGCATATTGTGATTGTAAATTTTTAACCGCAACAACATCATCATCGGAAAAATTTTGTTCAGTTGTATTTGATGTAACTTCGTCTGCCATAAAAACCTCTTAAATAAAATATAAAATAACAAATATAAATATGTAAAAAAATATCAAAAACTATTATGTTTCATCAAATTCAGTTGGGTAAACATCCGGAGATCTATTGATAGATACATCGGTTAGTCTTTTTACCTTTTCTCTGTAATGTATTAATTCTTCATCTGTTTGTTTATTGAGTTTACCAAATCCTTTTTCATTTTTACCAATGCGAAGAACATTTCTTCTATCGGAATTTGAAATTCCAAATTCATCATTATTTTGAGAAAGTTCTGCGGATTCTCTAGCAAGAATAGAATTTATATCACTAAATGCCTCGGATGTAAAAACAATTTTATTGGCAGTAACCAATCTCTTTGTTGTTGTTTGAGCAGCAACATCTTTTGGTAATAAATAAGCATGAGCAGTAATCTGAAAAGAAGCACGGACAATTCTATCTTGACCTGTTGTATTACTATTCTCCATTCCAATACTATCCATATTTGTAGAAAATTTGAAAAAGTTTTTATCACCAAATGATTGACCACTAAAATACACAAAATTTTCTACAATGTAATTCAATTGATTTTGATATTCACACCAAGCAATAAAATCGTATGAAATATCAACATAATCTGGCATAGGAGTCATAAAGTATTCAGAGGGTTTTTTCTTTTCATATTGAGTGCTAAATCTATCGTATGGTGTTGTTGCATTATATTTTTGTCTCATATAATACGCAATCTGATTTACATTAGCAACTTTATTTCTACGCATTTCCGATTTAATGTTTACGCTTGAACGGCGAAAAGTAATCAATGGTGCAAGTGTTTTTCCCTTTTTATCTTTTAGGAAACCATCTCTTTGAATAGATGCCCATTTTTCAGAATTTGCATAAATGATTGGAACCGATATATTCTCACCACCATCTTCAACTTTTAATTGCATTTTTTGATCGATAAACGATTTTATTGCAAAATCAACATCATATAAAGTAATTCCAAGACTTCTTGTTTTATCTTTATCCCGTCTTACTTGTAAATCTCGCCTATAACCTAAATCAGTTCTTGGGTTTTGTATAGAATTTTTGTCATCTATAAAACTATCACTTGTTCTACGAAGTGGTGGTTTCCTATATTTGCTAGAATTATTCATTATATGTTGCTCGGTATATCATTATTATCAATTGGAATTGCCGGTCTAAATTCTTCAATATGTATTCTTGAACGTCTTGTCAAGTGTGTATTTGCAATAATAGAAACATTATGACCCCATTTTTCAGTTGCAAAAGAATAATCTGGATTTTTTCCGCCGAAAAATTGATTTTCTTGAATTGAATCAACTTCCCAAAAATCACCATTATATTCTATGACATCACCAACTTCAATAAAAATATCAACCTCTTTCAAATACTCTCGTATAAATGCAAAGTTTGCCGCCTGTTGGTAGTCTTGTCCAAATTCAGTTCCTTCATATGTCTGTGCTTGATAATCTATCAATGACGGAACTTTGATAGGACTGTGATATACTTTTTTATCGGATTCATTATACAAATTTGTTTTTGTATTTTCCAATGAAAGTTTGTAAACTGCAACCTCTGTATCAATTATATCATTGACCAATTCCATATTAAACTTGTGAACAAGTCCAGCATCTCTGGTTCCATGAAATAATGGCATTATTTTATCCTATGTAAATTGATAAAGGAGTTCCATTCAAACTAGCTGCAAGTGCTTCAGTTTCTAATCTTTTTGCTTCTAATAATTTACTTCTGGTCATTGTATCTAACATAGTTCTTAATTGTTCTACCAATGCCTGTTTTTCTGCAGTTGCTGCAGAAAGTAAATCGGCAGCATTAAGAGTTGTTTCACCATTTGGTATTGGTATACTTCCATATTTACCGCGAATATATCCAAGCATTTCTTTTGCTAATGCCAAACCAAAACTGTATATCCATGTTTTTCCCGGAGAATTTATTTGTGAATAAACCATATAATCATAAGGTGCATTTGACATATCAGAAACCTGTCCACCCGGATATTTTAATGGATTACTTCTTTCTTCTTTTACAATATACTCAATCCACAATTTGAAATTTTTTGTTGGTACTGGAAATATACGAAGTTCATTTTTTATTATTTCAAATGTAAAGGCAGATTTACGCATTAAATCATTGAACTCTATTGCTTGAATACGAAGCAAATCTGCATACATTGGCATCAACATAAATGATACACCAGTAGAATAAGCACCGAACCCAAATGTGTCAAGCATTGCTTGATTTCCCAAATAAGGATCGTAAAATCTCATTGAAGCCGGTGGGGAATAGTGATGTACTTTTTTTATTTCTATTGAACCGGTTGGAACTTTTACATCACGTATTAGTGTATCTAAATCATATCGTTGTTTTCCAACAGTAATATCAATAGATGAAGAATAAAATTTAACATTACCGTTAGTAAAAGTTTCACTACCATATTCGGTTGCAAGTTGAACAAGTGGACCCATTCCAGTTGAAATGTTGCGTTGTGTTAAATTTGATCCAGTAGATGCACCTATTATACTCAAAAGATTTTGTTGTATGTTGAATTGATTTATGTGATATGAATACTCATAAACTGCTTCTTCAAAACAAGTATAAAAATTTACATCTTGCAATTCAACATCAACAAGTGGATAACCCAATCTTTTAGCACACCAATCCGCAAAAGGATCTGCTTCTGCTTGAAAATCAGCATCGTTATCAAATGTTCCAAACGGTGTGCTACCAGTTGTAAAACTTGAACTACCAGGCCAAATAGGAATATCTGTCATTTACTTCTCGGTTTTTGTTTCTTCAAAATACTTCAATATATCATCAACAATAGGATGACGGTGGTTTGTTTTTAACTCATAAACCCCCAATCCATTTATCTTGTCTTTCATATTAAATAAATATGGAAGACCAGAATCTTTTTTCTGTTTTAAGTCAATTTGTGATATATCTCCAGTTAAAATCATTTTTGAATTTATACCAAGACGAGACAATATCATTTCCATTTGTGGTTTGGTTACATTTTGTGATTCATCAACTATCACACAAGAATTTACAAATGTTCTACCACGAAGAAAAGAGATAGGAGCAATTTCTATCTTATCTTCAGCCATTAACTTTTCAATTTTTTCTTTATGGTATAACATATTCATATTTGCTTGAATAGGAGATACCCAAGGATCCATTTTTTCTTTTATATTACCAGGAAGAAATCCTAAATCTTCATTCGATACCGTTGGTCTTGTAATTATTATTCTTTCAACTTCACGATAGAAAAAACATTCAAGGGCAATTTGTGTTGCAAGTAATGTTTTACCAGAGCCAGCTTTACCAACAAATACTGAAATTGTATCACGAAGAGCATCAGCTTTTATCCTCTTTTGTTCGTCATTAAGAGTAAGTTGGAACTGTATTTTATTCTTAATAGTTTTTCTTCCTTTTTTTATACCAGTTGTATTAAGACTTGATACTTCTTCTTCACTCAACAAATGTTCATTGTTATTCGTTTCTTCGTTATATTCAGAACACATAATGGCTCCTATAATAATTTAGAAAGGGTATCTCCCATTGATTTTACGTCAGCTTCAATTTCGGATAATATGTTATCCAATTTCTCAACTTTATGGGTCCATTCAAAACCTACAATAGCGATAAATTCCGATCCTTTTCGTATCGGATAAACCACTGCTGATTTAGACCCTCTCTGTGAAAAAAATGCTTTTGTAATTAAGTCCTCTATATTATCTACAACAGGATATACCGCCTTATGATTTACTACATCTTCAACGAAGTTTGAGTAAAGAGACATCGGTAAGTTCTGATATTGCTTAAACTCTGTGCTAACCCCTTCATCGAGTGATTCAAATGAGGTTGAGAGTTTGGTCATGGATTTGCCTGTCTTGTATTTACCACCGTTATGTCTTTGAAGTATAAATGCACGCTGACATTTATATTCTTCTAACAGTTGATCTAATATGGTTTGGATAAGTTTGGAATGAGAAATCTCTCGGTCAATTCTTTTTTGTTTGTATTCACCATATTTGTATTTGAGAAACCAAGAAAGAAACACACCAAGTAGTGTGGCAATACTTGATACCGCCAAAGAAATGATGTCTATGTATTGAATTTGAGTTTCCATTTGTAATAAATAGCAAAGTGAAAATAAAAAAGGGTGACAAATGTCACCCTTATTAAAATTTATTTTTATGGAATTTACTTTACATATAATAAATTACCATCTTGTATTTTGAACTCACCACGTGGGTTATATGATTCTGTTTTTCCTGCATCTGCAACTTTCTTTTGTAATGTTGGTATCATATTTACTATTACTGTTGCAACACTATAAGCAATTAAGCAACCACCAACAATAGTGATAAAAGTTTTAGCCGCAGCAAAAATAGGAGCAAGTGGTGGAATAAAAAATCCAACAATATCCGCACCACCAGGAGTTAATAATTTTACAGCAACTTCCATTATCTCGGATATTATTCCTGAAAGAATTACAAACTCAAATACACCTGGTCCACCTAATAATTTTGTGGCTTCTGAAAACTTTTTTAGCAATTCTTTACCAACCATTGCAGTTACCACTTGTGTAATTTTTGCTAAAGGTGCAAAAACTGACTGTAATATCTTAACACTTAATTCAACTATACCTTTCAATGCAGGATTTTTAATTGCACCTTCAAGGTGTGTAAACCCACCACCTTCAAAAAGAAATGCCCTATCATTTGAACTATTATACAATTCAGAAACAACATTAGAATTTGAAAATAATTTATTTCTTTCTTTAATAATGTTTAATTTCATTTTTTTAACAGATTCCATAGTTTTTAAGTCATCCAAACCATCCTCGGCCTTTGCTGCATCAACTTTAACATCTTCTGAAGGTGCAACACTACCAGCAACCATATCTTTTTCCCAAGTTGGAGCGGAAACCCATTTACTATAAAAAGTTGTTGTTAGATATTTTCCAGACTCGAACAAATTTTTTACTTCTGTTGCAAACGTTTTTGGATCAGATACATTCTGTATTTTCTTTTCTACATCTGCAGATGCTTTAGCGGCAGCAGATTTTGCCTTTCCAGCGAATGATCCAAATGCTTTCATCAATCCGTCTTTGCATGCTGATGCAACTTCTGATACAAGTGCAGAAAATTCTTTCCAAACCGCTTTTATTTTACCCCAGCCACCTGAAAGAACTTCTTTTGCCTTATCACCAAGACCTTTAAGACCATCCCATATATCACTAAAAAATCCTTCGGATAATACTGCATCACCGTCTTTGGATTCAACTATTGTTTTTACACTTTTATCCAATTTATTTATTATGGACTCACTTAATGATTTTGTTTTTGTCTTTGAAAACAAAATACGCATAGCAGACGCTTCATTTT